CTGAAACACCACATACGGGAACTCGCAGCCTGCCGGAGCTTCGTCAAGATAGATACGCCCGCCCACATCGGAGGAAAGGGCCGAACCACTTGTTTTTCCGAAGATAGCTGCAAGGAGATTTTTCAAGCCGCCTCCTTAACCATGATATCAAGGTATCTCTGCAATCCTTCCCATCTTTCCATAGGTGGTCCTATGATGTTCATATACTTGTCGCCTTCCTTAATCCGCCATGAACTTTTAACATCGCTCCTATATCGAATCCTGAAACTATGAACTGCTGTTCCTGTTTCGGCCATAGCCTGAATTGCCTCGTCACTTCTCATAGTAACTTTGCGCGCCCATACAGTAGCGGCAGAAGTCCATGACACAGTGAATCCTCCCATACCATCGGGCACCTTCGTCTGATACTGCAAAGTGATTGTCTTGTTCAGGTCGGCCGGGCTTGTGTTGACGTTCGTCCGATAATACTGATTTGGATAGGCGTTCAAAACTCCTCCCATAATCGATAACTCGCGCAAAGCCGTTCGATGATCTTTGTCAGCGTTTCGTGGCGATCTCCGTGATAGTAGGCATCCTCAGCGGCAAACTTTATCGCCCGTTTCAAGTTCTTTGGTACGCTTGCCGCCGCCGTCCAGCCACAGACAAACTTTATGGTGATCGGCTGCGAGGGATAGAGGTCTGAGGTAGGCCATGTATACCCTTCCGGTAGTACAATGCGGCCGCACTGGTCGCCGTTCAATTCGACAAGATAATCGGTATTCTCGGTCATGGTCGTTTCCGTTCCGTCAGAGTCCTTGTAAATAACCGATGTCACGCTGGCAAGGTTCCCGAATGGTAAGGTGATGTAATCCTCAGCCGGCCATTCGTCGAGATAATACTCCCATGTCTGCGTCAGGAGTGCCCGTCTTGTGATGATCTCAACCGCCTCCCGGCCGTCAGTAATAAGATCCGTCAAATCGTCATCTTCTGCGGTCGTAGCAGCATTTACGATCACATCGGCGCCGAACTCACAGGCCGCAACAAGAACTTTCGCCACGACACGGATATAACGTTTCGTACCGGTATAGGCCTTCTCCTGAATGGCGTTGTCATTGGAGGCCGTGACCTGAGTAACGGCGCCGCTCGTGACATCCGTCCACGTTGTACCGTCATCGCTCTCCTGGATCTTCGCATCGACAGTCCCACCCGCCCCAACCGTGCCGGCATTCAGGTTTACAATGGCCTGCTTGCCGATAACCTCAACCGCCGTGCCTGCGTGGGTCGTATAATTGTCAGCCACGACATGAGAGCCGGGTAATATCGACTGATAGGTCGTCACATTGCCGGCAAGAGTCTCACTATCGACCCGCAGGTGCAGTTTAAGCTCTGCGAGGGTGATAGGTTCGATCGTCGGAGCGGTTATCAACTGGCATTTCATTCAATAAACCCCTGAATGATGATTACAACAGGTCCCGTTGCAGATGTATCCACGACAAGAGATTTATTGTCCGTGAGTTTTAGGGCCGGGTAAAAATCCCATGCCATCTTGTCAGAGTTTGTCCCGAACTGAAGCGGGCCTATTAGAACAGTATCGACAGACCCCGCCGTAGTTTCCCCTTCCCCTATCGTCACCGTTATGGGTGATGCGGCATTTACCGTCAAATTGCGGATATATATGGCCTGTCCTGTTCCCGGAGCCGCCTTTAATTGTTCGCAATTAATAGCATTGGCACTGTAGGCGTTGACTATAAACGAACCCCCTTGCGATGTCTTCCCCGTATCAGACGTATTGACGGTTACGTCCGCCCATAAAGGCAGGGCAAATAATGCCAGCAGGATCGCCATATATAATATTTTCTTCATGATTGATTCCTCCGTTTTTGCAAAAGATAAGCACCCTGGATACAGGCAAGTAAGAACACTGTGAGAAAGGCAAACCGCCCGATTTGAAAGGTAAAGAATGCGTTTGCCGACAATAACAGACAGAGAACGGAAAGCCCGGCAATCGTATCTCTATTTATTGTCCTGACATATGCGTAGAGATGAGAGGCGATAATCAGCAGAAGACACAGAAGCCCCACTATTCCCGTTTCTATTGCCCATTGCTCATAATCATTGTGCAAGCGTATCCACATGCGATTATCGGTCTTGTGCCGCTCAGGGTTAGCAAGGTAAAGACGCTTAAAATCTTCATGATAAATTACCTTGTCGTATGCCCACTTTACGTATCGCACATCCTGACGGTCGCCGTTGAGATAGAGGGGGATTACGTACTGCCCCTGATTGATGCCCCAGCCGAATAGAGGTTTCTCATATATCAGTTCAGCGGCCTTCTTAAATGCGCTTGCCCGTGCCTCTATACCGCCACCATGAACATACTTTGTGTATGCCCCGGCTGATATGATCAGAAAACCTGCTATGCAGACCGTCAGCGTCTTCCTTGACAGCCCGAGACGGACATTGAGGATTATTCCATATATCGCCATGATAATGATTGCCCCAATAAGCCCGTTCAAAGTCTTTGCCAATACGAGCCCAGCCAAAATAGGGATTATGCCAAGATGCCACCAGCGCCTGAAGAAGAACGGGAGACAGCAGGCAAGAAAAACAGATACTTCATTCCTATTCGCGAAGAAACCCGTTTCAATCGTCGGGATGTCGTTGATAGGCTTAAAAAAGATGAATATTCCGTTGACCTGTAAAATAATCCACACAACATTCAACAGGGCAACAATGCAGAGGATATTCATGATTAGCGTTTTATGCCGTGATATTTCCTCATAGTGCATCGCCACCGCATAATAGAGAAATGAGAATACGGACACCATAAGGATGAAACGGTAGCCGATCGGCGTAAACGTGAAGAGCGCATAAACAACTATGAAGGCAATGGTTATGCCTACCGCCCTGTTTACCCTGTGGAAGATATTCCACGCCAAATACAAGATTATCCCTATAAGCGGAAAAAGCATTTCCTGCTCGCGCAAATCGATCACCTTCGATGGGAGAAAAAAGATACATCCCACAATGAAGAGGATAATCAAAGGAAGGGAGTCGCCCCCCTTCCTCATGATCTTAATTGCTTGCCGTGTAGAAGAATTCAACGCCCTTTACCTCCAGGTCGCCAGTCGCACCACGCGCTGCGCTATTATCGCGCCATATTCGGAATGTTACCCAGTCACCTGCGGCAAGTGTAGCAAAGTCTGTCCCTGGCGTAAGGGTTACTACGCTCGGGGTGCTGGTCGTACCCGCAAGGGCTCCCGGGGTTTGGTCAGTAGCTGATGCATCAACGGCCCTTCCGTTTCTGTTGACATATACATCAAAATCAACCCAGTTAGGCGTAGTGCTCACCGATTCCGTACACATAAGCCTAAAGGCGCCGCCAGCCGAGTAGTCAGATGGCACCCTGAAGGTTACGGATACTGGGGAAGCATACCCGGCAGCCGTCCACACAATGTTAGGGATATAGTCGTCAATTTGCAGTCCTGGAGACCCGGTAGTCGTTACAACAATGGGCGATGCGTCATATGCGTTTACAAAGCCTGTCAGGGGGAGCGTAAAGGATCGCTCTCTTGCATAGGTAAATGTGGCCCCGGATTCAAAGGTAATAGCCCCGCCGGATTCGACGGTTATGGTTCCGCCATCTGCCACGACCTCCTCATCGCCGCCCTGTTTGTGATAAACCTTCGGGCCGTAGGTGGCATCGGCGGCAAGTGCGGAGGATGCAAAAACCCACATCAGAATTACTATCATAAAAAGTATTTTTTTCATCGTGTCACCTCATTTTGTGGGGCGAGGAAACCCCCGCCCCATTATTTACTTGCTAAACAGCCGGTGAATCCTGCAAGTGGCCTTTGACCAGCGTGATTGACATCGGCATACTGATCGTCCCTGTTACGGTCCCGACGATCTGGAGATAACGCTTGCCCCCGACATAACCAAAACTGTACAGGGCATTATCCTCATCCGTTGCATCAATGGTCAGAATGGTCCCGCTTGTGATGCTGCTGACCCCGAGCATGTCCGCATCTTCGACGGCGGTATAGGTTGTGCCATCATCGCTATCTGACAGGACAAAAACGATCTTGTGAGAACTGGACAAACCAGTCCCTGCATCGAGGCCAATGTTAAACAAGAGTTCACATGAG